AGATTCAAATGGGTAAAGAGGCTTTTGAAACGCTATAAAACTACTGGCGTTTTGAAAGCCCATTTACTTATTAACCATTTCATAATCCTCTACAATGTTTTTGGTGAAGCAGCGACACCTCTTCTATTTTTTAAGATAGATAAGGATCTCTGGCCTGTTGTTAAAACTTTTGTTGTATACTTAGGTAGATTTCCTGAGTATCCCAAATCGGCACTACATGAAGTGCCTATGGATGATACTTGTTTACAGTGTCTCAAGGAATTATGAAGACTTTTAAGGAATTTAATGAGATGATGACTGCTGGTACAGGTGGTTTCACTTCTGCTGCAGATTCCAAAGGTCCTGTTGCTGGATATGATCTACCTTTTAAGGGAACAATATTGAGAAGGTGGAAAGAAGCAGCAAATAAAAAGAGATAATAAAATTCATAAATATTTACGAAGTATAAACACCTAGTTTGTGGAAGGCACTTCCGAAGAATCAATAATGTCTGACATTAACACTGCTATAATAGAAAGACTCGAAAGAGTTGTAGACTCATTACAGGAGAACTCTGTAAAGATGGGGCAACTTCTTGCTGTCCATAATGAGAAGCTTGATAAGCAAGACAGGATAGATGCAGTTCTATTCGAGAAGGTAGAATCATTACACAAGGACTTAGATAAGTCAACAACAGAAATTAAGAAGGGATGTGAGAGAGATATAAGAAAGGTAGAGGAACGCCTGAGGATGATGGAGAAGAAGATGTGGACAATCGCTGGTGGTATTGGTGTCATATCTGTTTTCGTCAGTCCTATGGGTCAGAAACTCCTACAGGGGTTGCAGAATAATCAATCATCTGTTATACTAGGAGTCGAAAGAGTAGTCAACATTGAACCTAGTAGACAGCAAATACATAAGTTTAGTATCAGCTAGACTACAAAAGTTTTCAAAGAAGAGTAGAGGATTATATAATTTCAGATGCCCTTACTGTGGGGATTCTAGTAAGCATAAGAATAAAGCAAGGGGATTCCTATATCCTATAAAAAATGATTATAATTTTAAGTGTCATAACTGTGGCGTTTCTAAGACACTTACTAATTTTCTTCGGGATCAAGATACTGTTTTACACAAGCAGTATATCATGGAGAGGTACAAGAAAGGTACTGTGGGACTGGGATCTAACACTCCTGTACCTAAATTTGACATACCAAAACCTGTATTTATTAAAGACAAATTTAAGATAGATCTAGAAAATATCGCCAGTCTAAATACATCACACCCCGCTCGAACATACCTAGAACAGAGTAGAGAAATTACTGGTAAAATACTAGAAAATTTGTACTACTGTAAAAACTTTAAGGAGTGGACTAATGCACAAAAGCACACGTTTGATGATGTCAACAATGATGAACCGAGAATCATCATTCCGCTTAGGTACAAAGGTACACTTGTAGGATACCAAGGGAGATCTTTGCTCTCTAGATCCAAGATCAAATATATTACGATCATGTTGGAGGACGATGCTCCGAAGATTTATGGTCTTGATGATATCAATACTGGAAAAACTGTTTACGTTACAGAAGGACCATTTGACTCCACATTCATTCCTAATTCAATCGCAATGTGTGGAGCGGATGGTGATGTTTCCAAATGGGGAATCACTAATCCTGTATGGGTATATGACAATGAACCAAGGAACAGACAAATAGTCGAAAGACTTGCCACCACTATCGATAAGGGTGATAGAGTCGTAATCTTCCCTAAGAATATTCTTGAAAAGGACATAAATGATATGTATCTCAGTGGACAAAGTGTGCAAAGAGTGGTAGAATCAAATATCTACCAAGGTTTAGAAGCCAAATTAAAATTACAAGCCTGGAAACGAGTATGAGCAATGGGATTAAAGTAGTAAAGAGAGCTGGACACATTGAGCCTCTTGACTTAGAAAAGATGCACAAGATGGTTGAACAAGCTTGTGAAGGTCTTGCAGGGGTATCTGCAAGTCAAGTCGAAATCCAATCTGGAATCCAATTCTATGATGGAATTAACACCTCCGAAATCCAAGGCATCCTCGTCAAGTCGGCAAGTGATCTGATTGATTTGGAATTTCCAAACTATCAATATGTTGCTGCTAGACTTCTTCTCTTTGGTCTCCGTAAGAACTTATACGGTAGAATTCATGAACTGCCAACACTGATTGATCAGATCAATCGAGGAATTGGGAAGGGTATATATGATAGTGATATACTTACTAAGTATTCTAAATCAGAAATTGAATCTTTAGATAAAATTATTGACCACGACCGTGACTATTTGTTCACCTATGCTGGTCTAAGACAAGTTGTTGACAAGTATCTTGTACAGGATAGAAGCACTGGGTCTCTATACGAGACACCACAGTTCATGTACTTGCTCATTGCAATGACTATCTTTGCAGAGTATCCACCAGAGTCAAGACTCGATTACGTTACACGTTACTACAATGCCATTTCCCGACACAAAATCAACATCCCAACCCCCATCATGGGAGGTGTACGAACACCCATTCGGCAGTTTGCGTCTTGCGTTCTGGTTGATGTTGACGACACCTTGGATAGTATTTTTAGTAGTGATATGGCCATCGGTCGCTATGTCGCTCAGAGGGCTGGTATCGGTATCAACGCAGGCCGCATCCGTGGGATCAACAGTAAGATCAGGGGCGGAGAGGTTCAACACACGGGTGTCGTACCGTTTCTTAAAAAGTTTGAGAGCACTGTCAGATGTTGCACTCAAAATGGCATCAGAGGTGGAAGCGCGACGGTACACTTCCCCATTTGGCACCAAGAAATAGAGGACATTTTAGTTCTCAAGAACAACAAAGGAACAGAAGATAACCGTGTCAGAAAACTCGACTACTCAATCCAAATCTCAAAACTTTTCTATGAAAGGTTTATCGAAGATAAAGAAATCACGCTTTTTTCTCCCCATAGTTGTCCTGACTTGTTTGAGAGTTTTGGGACCCCTGACTTTGATGAGTTATATTGCCGTTACGAACTGGATGAATCAATCCCCAAGACCACAATCGGAGCTCAAAAACTAATAATGTCTCTCCTTAAGGAGAGAGCAGAGACAGGTCGTATCTATATCATGAATATTGATCACTGTAATGAACACTCTTCCTTCAAGGATAAGATAAGTATGAGTAATCTCTGCCAAGAGATCACTCTACCCACAGAACCTCTTCAACATATTGATGCCATAGACGGTGAGATTGCACTCTGTATCCTATCTGCCATCAATGTAGGTAAGATCACTAGATTAGAAGAGTTGGAAGACCTTTGTGACCTCTCTGTGAGATCTCTAGAAGAGTTGATTGACTATCAAGACTATCCTGTGAAAGCGGCAGAACTTGCCACACTGGGTCGTAGATCCCTTGGAATAGGTTTCATTGGTCTTGCACATTATCTTGCTAAGAATGGACACAAGTACGACTCACAAGGTGCTTGGGATACGGTACATAAACTTACCGAATCATTCCAATACTATCTGTTGAGATCATCTAATCAACTAGCAAAAGAAAAAGGTAGATGTCCTGACTTTGGATCCACAAAATATGCAGATGGAATCCTACCGATTGATACATACAAAAGAGATGTAGATGAGATTACACAGGTAGGATTGAATCATGATTGGGGTAGTCTTAGGGAATCTATCAAAGAACACGGACTCAGGCACAGCACTCTGTCCGCACAGATGCCTTCAGAGAGCAGTTCCGTTGTGTCAAACGCAACAAATGGAATCGAGCCTCCTAGAGACTACTTGTCCATTAAAAAATCAAAGAAAGGACCTCTTAAGCAAGTTGTTCCGTCTTATGGACATTTGAAAAATAACTATACCCTACTATGGGATATGGAAGGTAATGATGGGTACATCAAGGTAGTTGCAGTAATGCAGAAGTTCTTTGATCAGGCCATCAGTGGGAACTGGAGTTATAATCCAACCCAGTATCCAGATAATGAAGTGCCTATTTCTGTTATGGCACAGGATCTTCTCGCCACATACAAATATGGTTGGAAGACCTCATACTATCAGAATACTTATGATATGAAGAGTGATGATGTAGACCTTGACGATGCGAAACCACAATTAGAAAAACTATTCACAGAACTATCCGAGGAGCAAGAGTGTGACAGCTGCACCATCTAAAAAAGTAGAGAGAATGACTGTTTTTAATAAACAGCAAGTAGACACAAAGACTCAACCAATGTTCTTTGGTGCTCCACTTGGAGTCCAAAGATATGATGAATATAAGTATCCAGTGTTTGATAAATTAACAACTCAAATGCTAGGGTATTTCTGGAGACCAGAGGAGGTATCTCTACAGAAAGATAGAGCCGACTTCCAATCACTAAGACCAGAACAGAAGCACATCTTCACGTCAAACCTCAAGTATCAGATCCTCTTGGACTCTGTACAAGGTCGTGGTCCTGGCATGGCATTCTCTCCATACTGTGCTCTTCCTGAGTTGGAAGGTGCTATGAATGTGTGGCAATTTATGGAGACGATACATTCTAGATCCTATACATATATTATCAAGAACGTGTATCCAGATCCAGGCGAAGTCTTTGACACGATTCTAAATGATGAAAAGATTTTAAAGAGAGCAAACTCTGTAACAGCAGCATATGATGACTTTATTAATGAAGCCCAACAGTATGGGCAGGGACATATGTGGGATAAAGACTGGAAAGATTCACCTTCATCACAATGGACAATACATGAACTCAAGAGAAAACTCTACAGAGCGGTTGCAAACGTCAATATTCTGGAAGGAATTAGGTTCTATGTCTCCTTTGCGTGCTCGTTTGCATTTGGAGAGCTTAAGCTTATGGAAGGATCGGCAAAAATTATATCCCTCATCAGTAGGGATGAAAACCAACACTTAGTTCTCACACAACAGATTCTCAAGAAGTGGGCCGATGGCGATGATCCAGAAATGCAACAAATCGCAGAAGAGGAAAAAGATAATGTAATAAGCATGTTCAAAAATGCCGTTGAAGAAGAGAAAGAATGGGCAGAGTATCTGTTCAAAGATGGTTCTATGATTGGTTTGAATGATAAACTACTCAATCAATATGTTGAGTGGATTGCTAACAAGAGAATGAAAGCTCTTGGGTTTGATCCAATCTATGATCAACCATTGAAGAACAATCCATTGCCTTGGACACAACACTGGATCTCATCTAAAGGATTACAGGTTGCACCACAGGAAACAGAGGTTGAATCCTACGTTGTTGGTGGTATCAAACAAGATATCAAGAAGAACCAATTTAGTGGATTTAAACTGTAGTCTAAATATACTATAGTGTAGCCCTATCAGAAGACGATAATGTCGAAACAGTTAATAAATGCTGGGCAAAGTAGTAATGACGGCACAGGTGATACCCTGAGACAGGGTGCCATCAAAGTTAACGCAAACTTCAATGAGATTTATAATTCGATTGGTGACGGTCTAACTTTAAACGCCTCTAATACTACTGGTTTTGCTCTCACTGCTGGGATTTCGACTAACTCTCTGAATCTCAATGGACAAACACCATCATA